AGGGGTGGCGAACAAGTAGCGAAAATTTATGGTCAAATTTCAGAAGAGAACCTAGTGGAGCCATTACTCCTCCTAGCTGAATTCTACCACGGGGCCTATGTGGTCATTGAAAGTAACGCGGGTAGGCACGTTTGCGTGGAGATGAAGAAGAACTACGAGAAACAACGCCTCTACCATAATGATGACTGGAACGAGGACAAAAAGAGGTATAGTAGAGAGGTGGGACACAAGATGCACGTCGGGAACAGGCGGCTTGTTATAGGGAAGATGGCGAGTAAGATAGAGAAGAGGGCACTAATCCTTCATGATAAGGAGAGTGTGCATGAATGTCACGGTTTTCATACAAGTGCCGGGGGTAAAGCTGAAGCTGCCAGCGGGTACCACGACGATCATGTTACTGCCCTTGGAATGGCGTGTATCGGCCTCGACAGCTACCCAGACAACCTCAAGCCTTTTACTCCCTATTCGAGGGTTACTAACTTACCCCGAAGCTACCGATTCATTGGAGGGGGACAAAGGAAGCCTATTTATTAAGGGGGGACAATGAACAGACGAAACTTTATAGCATTACCGTTAGGGTTCATGGGCTTGGGGACTAAGAAGGCTGAACCTGACCTACGCTGTGACTTTTGGGTTAAGGGGGTACATTACGCTATGGGACTGACCTTGAATGGTGCCTATGACACCCAAGAGAAAAAGTGGGTTCCTAATCCAGACTGGTTAGATGGGGATAAATGGAATCGGAAGATGGTAGCAGCTCTGTTCAAGAGTGGGGAGAGATCGGCAATAGGAGAAATGGTCAAGCAGGGAACCCTAGAACGTCAACCCACAGATATTGTTCCAGACTAAGTATGTTATAGTTATCACTGTCTAAGGGACTGGAGGGACAATGGCTAGATTCAGAATCCGTAATGCAACACCAAAAATCCAATCCTTTGTCTGCCCCATTACCCAAGATGACTGTATGCTCGATAACGGGTGTGGGGCCTTTGAAGCTCAGTTCCTTGGGGCTGACCGATCTCCGGGGAGAATGCTACTGGGGCGTTTCAGGTGTGATTGCGGAAAGACCCTCTACGTTAAAATGCTCAACGAGGCAGGCGTAGAAATCACCTGGGACAACTGCTTTGGCAAACATCCTAAAAGAGATTGAGCTAGTAAAGGGAAACCTTAATGATCTTGTTAAGCTCCTAGATGACCACATCAAGGTAGCTGATGAATACAGGGGCAGTTGGGAACCAGACCACGTTGACTACCTCAACTCATACTTCACCAAACCCGAACAGGAGTATAAGAACGACCCGTGGCCTGGGGCGAGCAATACTTACCTCCCCCTTATCAGAGTGGGAATTGACGGTTTGCTGGCCCAGTTCTACGACACTCTACTATCTCAACTTCCCTTCATTAAAGTACGGGGCCTTAACGACGCGGCTAGGGACGCCAGCGAGGATCTCTCTGTTTATTATGGGGAGTTCTTCCTTACCAAGCAGATTAATTTTCGTGAATACGGGGGAAACTTCCTCTTCGACTTACTGGTTGATGGGACTGCTGTGGGTAAAGGTCGTGTTAACCGTGAGGAAATGCTCAGACGACGACTCCGTGAAGTCCCCAAGAAGACCTCCCCCCTCCAACGAGTCATACCAGCCGTCCAAACCTTCCTTGGACAACCCCTCACTCCCAACCCTTCTAATAGTCAAACCGGATCAGTTGAGTTCCGCGAGGAAACTTATATCGAAGAGAAAAGGTCAGTAGAGCTTGAAAACACCGACCTCACCCAAATCTATATCCCGCCATATGCCGGAAGTTCGCTTCAGTTCCCAGAGTGTCCGTGGTACTACGAAAAGCACCATCTCAGTTGGAACGACCTCCTTAGCCGTAAGCGAATGGGGTATAACGTTGATGATGGGCTTAAAGTACACCTTGGCCTCCGACCCCCTACCGAAAAAGACGCAGAAATAGCCGACGAGTTTGGGACCTCAATAGGCAATCCCGGCGAACCCACTATTGAGGTACTAGAGTTCTATATGAGGATAGCCCTACCCGCCACAATCAAGCACTCCATCAGGGCAGCTAAGGTTAGTAAGTTAAAAGGGGCGGAGAAACAAAAGTTCATGGATGAGGAAGGATGGGAGGAAGAAGTTGTCGTTACCTATTTACCAAAAGCTAAAGAGATTATACGAATCGTGCCGCTCGATAGAGTTCGATCAGACGGCAAGCGTCCTCATATCGACGGTAGATATCACCGCATACCACGATCCTTTTATGGTAGTGGTGTGCCGGAGTCCCGTATGGGCCTTCAGGTTGCGATTAATTCTTTCTTTAATCAAATGGTGGATTACGGTACACTACAGAATCTACCGTGGGCTTTCTTCTCCCCGAATATTGTTGGAGACTTACCGGAACGGATGTTCTTGGAACCCGGTGCCCTTATACCCACTTCCGACCCCGGTTCAGTCAACTTCCCCAGATTCCAAGGAGATGCCGGATTTTGGATCTCTGCCATCCAAATGATCCAAGCGTGGTTTGAGCGGGCCGAATCAGTTAGTGATTTTACAAGGGGTATATCACCTGATCGCCCCAATGCACCAGAAACGGCCCGTGCCACGCTTGCACTAATCGCAAACGCTCAGTTAGCCTTTGATTGGAAGAGTGCTGAGATAGCTGAATACTTAACGGAGGCAGTACGCCATGTTCACGAACTTCACGTACAATATCTTGATGACGCAGTTGACTTCGAGTTCTTCAACAGAGAGTCCAGGGCATTTGACCGAAGAACAATTCCAAAAAGCGTATTCAAGGAGCCAGTCGAGTTTCAATTTATTCTTAATCCCTCCCGCCAGTCAGAGCAACAAGTTAACCAGTTGTTATTCTCGCTCCTCAGCGAAGTCATAGTCCAAGCTGCTGGGGGAAACATCCAAGTGTTACGGCCAATGGCTAAGGACCTCTGGACCTCCCACGGCAAGGACAACTTCAACGACGTATGGCCCGAAGCCACAGCCCCCCAAATAGACTCCGCCACTGGACAACCCGCAGTAGACCCCAACACCGGCCAACCAATTCAAGTTACTCAGCCTAATGCTCCACCAACCCCCCCTGTTCCACAGAACGGTGAACAGCCCTCTTTCACGGATCAGTTAGCCCAATCCCTTGACCAGTTAAGTGAGAGAGAAGGTGGCCCGTTCTTGACAGGTGAGGAGGAATCAGTAAAAATACCTAAGTAATGAGTAGGGACAGCAGTACACCTTTTGAAGTAAAGTCTCTCCATATCCCTGACCTCAAGGCTTACCTGGACAAAATGAATATGCAGGGGTTTGAGGTGGTTACCATAACTGTAGACCTGAATCTAGAACTGGCTATGGTGATTCATAAACACATTCATAAGTACGAGGTAGTGTAATGGAGCCTGAATCGTTTATCAAAATCATGGGACTGTTTATGTTTCTCTATGTTCTTACCGTACTTATGTGGGCTAGGAATGTGTCCTTTCTTCTGGGGCAAATGTAAGTGAATGACTTTTGGAAAGAATTCAAAGCTGGCCTCACCCTCACCCCCGACGAGGTTGGATATGTACGGGAACTCCTCACTAGCAAGGGTTGGCAAGTGCTCACTCACAAAGTCTTCCCCAAACAGGAACTTGATCTCCTCTCAACCTCAAAGTCCCTTGGCGGTGAGGCTACCGAAAAGGGGAGTTTCATAGCAGGGCAATATGCGGGATTTAAACTTTCTCAAGAATTGGCGGAAAAGGCGGGCCAACCCAAAAAAGAGCAACCCGCACCTCAACGGGAACGAGGAGAGGTTCACAGGCGGGGACTTGCTGGGTCTAAACCTCTGTCGTAACTGTGGGGATAGGACAGCTTGTCCTGGGTATCAAAGGTGCTGGCACTGTATTGAACATGGTCTATAACTTAGGAGGACTATGATGTGTATTTACTGTAGAGAATCACGGCCCACTTTTAGATGGCGGCTCTATAACTTAGCCTTTCGCGTGGTTGGTGACTCGTTCTT